TAGACGACATAAGTATTTCCTTGACCAGTGGTAGTGCATCTGATATTGGTCATTACAAGGCAATGGTAGGAGAGATACAGGGACTTTCTTATGCGTTGGAACATATACAAACCCTGCTGAAAAAGGTTGACGATGAATCTGATAGTACCTGAGTACGTTGTAGAACAACGCAACGCTAAGAAAAAAGCGGAAGAACAAGCAAAAAAACTAAAAATCATAGACAGAATACCACAACCCACAGGATGGCGTTTACTAGTTATGCCATATATGGGTAAAGAAAAAACCGATGGTGGTGTTTACGTTCCAGATCCAGTAAGAGAAAGAGAAGCACGAGCAACCGTTACGGCTTATGTAACTAAAGTTGGTCCTCTTGCTTATAAAGACAAAGACAAATTTGGTGATGGTGAACCTTGGTGTAAGGAAGGCGACTGGATTTGTATTGGTCGTTACGCTGGTTCACGATTTCAAATAGAGGGCGGGGAAGTTAGAATAATCAATGATGATGAAGTCATTGCAACCATTGTCGATCCTGACGACATAAAAACATACGGAGCTTAGTATGCAAGAAGACATTAAAGTCGAAGAAGTTGAAGAAGAAGGTCAAGAAATAGAAATAGAAGATCCCCAAGAAGAGAAACAACCTGAGAGTAATGGAAATAAACCTGCGGTTGAAGTTAAGAAAGAAGAAGAATCTGACGATCTATCCGATTATTCTCAAGCGGTTAAAAAGCGTATATCAACGCTTACTTATAAATTCAGAGAAGAAGAAAAACAAAGACAAGCCGCTGTTGAGTTTGCTCAGTCAGTAAAAAAACAAAATGACGATTTAAAATCAAAGCTTGATAAACTTGATACCACTTATGTGGGTGAGTTTGATACAAGAGTTCAATCTCAATCAATTGCTGCAAAAGAAGCTTATAGAAAAGCTGTCGAAGATAATGATGTTGATGCTATGTATGAGTCTCAGCAAAATATTTCTAGGATTGCTTTAGAAGAAGCTCGTCTTTCTCAGTTAAAAGTAAGAAGAGAAGAACAAGCAAAAGGAAAAGAAGTTGAACAGCAACAGGCACAACAAGTTCAACAACCACAACAAACACAACAAGCACAGGCTAAACCAGATCCAAAAGCAGAAGATTGGGCACAGAAGAACTCATGGTTTGGACAAGACCAACCTATGACTTATGCTGCATTTGGCTTACATAAACAATTAATTGAGGACGAGGGGTTTGACGCAACGTCCGATGAGTACTATACTGAACTAGATAGTAGGATTAGGACGGAGTTTCCTCATAAATTCCAAGAAACTCCTAAGAAATCCAACAGTCCCAGAGTCGCCTCTGCTGGGACAACGGCTTCTAAGTCGTCATCACCAAAGGGACGCAGAACAGTCAAGTTGTCTGCCTCGCAAATTGCTATTGCGAGAAGGCTGAATGTTCCGCTCGAAGAATATGCTAAGTATGTGAAGGAGTAAAACATGGCAGATAACAGAACAACACGAGATAATGCAAGTCGTGCAAAGACCCCGGCAAGAAGAAAACCGTGGGCACCACCATCAAAGTTGGCTATGCCAGAAGCACCCGCTGGGTACAAGCATCGTTGGATTAGAACTCATTTAAGAGGTGAGGATGATAAAACGAATATGCACTCAAGAATTCGGGAAGGCTGGGAACCAGTAAGAGCGGATGAATATCCCGATGCTGGAGATATGTTTCCAACTATTGAAGAGGGTAAGAATGCAGGGGTAATTGGTGTAGGTGGTTTAATGCTTGCACGAATACCAGAAGAAACGGTAGCAGAAAGAACTGAATATTATCGGGACCAGACCCGCAACCAGATGAAAGCCGTGGATGAAAACCTAATGAGGGAACAGCATCCCTCAATGCCGATTCATAATGATAGGCAAAGTCGTGTATCTTTCGGTGGGAAAGCAAAACCTACCGAGTAACTATAATGAAGTAAAAAGGAGCTAAAAAATGGCAAATGCAAATGTCAAATTTGGGATGAAGCCTATTAGTGTTATTGGTGGTGGCATCAATTCAACTAATCAGTATTTTATCGCATCCGATGCTTCAGCGATTTTTCAGGGTTCTCCAGTTGAAGTCGAGTTGACAGGTGGAACCGCAGCAATCATAACAAGTGCAGGAGGAGATCAAAAACAACTCCTTGGTGTATTTGCTGGTTGTGAATACGTTGATGCAAGTACAGGAAAACTAACATTTAAGAATCAATGGGGTGGAGATGGCACAGCCGACACTAACTTTGATATTAAATGTTTTATCTACGATAATCCGATGCAGAAATATATTATTGCATCGAATGGAACAAATACTAGTAGAGCTACAGCAAAGGTAGATATATTTAGAACAGCAACAATGGCAACTGCCACTGCTGGAAATTCCACAACTGGTATTTCAAGTGCTATGATAGATATATCTTCAGCAGAAGCATCTGATGCCTCCAATCCACTAATGATTGTAGGAATTCACGAAGATGTAACTAACGCTGATCATTCGGCTGGTGGTATTTCGTATATCGTTAAAATCAACAATCATGTGTTTGCTAGTTCTTCTGGTGACGCTGATGCTGCTATATCATAAGGAGTAATTAACTATGGCAATTTCAAGAGCACAACTTGCTAAAGAATTAGAGCCTGGCTTAAACGCTCTCTTTGGTATGGAATACGACAGATATGAAGGTCAGCATTCTGAAATCTTCGACACCGAGTCATCTGACAGAGCGTTTGAAGAAGAAGTAATGTTGAGTGGATTTGGTGCAGCCCCTACTAAGTCAGAGGGTAATGCAGTAACATTTGACGATGCAAACGAGGCTTATACTGCAAGGTATAACCATGAGACAGTTGCAATGGCATTCTCAATAACAGAAGAAGCCGTAGAGGATAACCTTTATGACAAAATCTCTTCACGTTATACGAGAGCACTTGCTAGATCTATGGCACATACTAAGCAAGTAAAAGCAGCGGGAGTGTTAAATAATGCATTCGACACAACTGTACTTGGTGGTGACGGAAAAGCATTATGTGTAACAGATCACCCATTAACAAATGGTGGTACGTTAGACAATGTTTCAGCAGCCGATCTTAACGAAACATCTTTGGAAGATGCATTAATCAGTATTGCAGGTTTTACTGATGAGCGTGGATTAATTATTGCTCTAAGAGGCATGAAGTTAATTATACCTCGTCAACTACAATTTGTGGCTGAAAGATTAATGGCTTCTAACCTTAGACCAGGAACAGCAGACAACGATGTCAACGCACATCAATCAATGGGCATGTTACCAAATGGTTATGTGGTCAATGATTTCTTGACAGACACTGATGCTTTCTTCATTAAGACAGACGCACCAAATGGCTTAAAGCATTTTGAAAGAATGTCTTTATCAACAGCTATGGATCCAGACTTTGAGACAGGAAACATGAGATATAAAGCAAGAGAAAGATATTCTTTTGGTTTCTCTGATCCTCGTGCCATGTTTGGTTCACCAGGAGCGTAAGCTTTTAAAAACTTTAATTAAAAAAAGGGCAGTTACATACTGCCCTTTTTTGTGTATAATAAACTTAACCTAACAGTTACATAATGTAACTGACCCAGCCAAGATAGGAGATTTACATGGCTAATACAACTTTTAAAGGCACCGTCAGAGCCGAAGGCGGTCTATCCGTTCTTTCTACAGCAGCAATTACAGGTGTTGAAACAGAGCATACAACTATTTCTGCAACTACCGGAAACACTTCAATTGGTGGTACTCTTACTGTAACAGGAACAGCAGCAATTACAGGAATATCTACAACAAGTGCTGACCTTATTACAAGTGGTGGCATGAATGGAATGACTTCATTTTTTAATGAAGGCATTGGAACAACAATGCTTGGAATGAATCCACAATGGAATCAAAACTTCGGAAAAGCTGGAGCAACAGGTGTTGTAGCTAACGTAGATGATGTTCTTACTGAGCCAATTACAGCTCTTAAATTAGCTATTGCTCTTGAGGGTGTAGCTAGACAAACGGCTGTACCTAGTGCTGCACAAACAAGTGTGATATTTGGTGGAACAGGTGTGATTGGTACAGACTTTACAATCGCAGCTGGAGCTACGCAAATTGCCGCAAATCAAAGTGTTGTAAGATACAATGGTAATGTAGGTTCTACTTTAGCTCTAACCGCATCAACAACTGATCTTGCTTCTGATGGACATAAGTCATTAATTATTTTTAATGATAACGTAATTACAGCAAGTGCATTATTAACTTTACAAGTTCAAACAAATAACGAACTTGATGCTTCATCTTTTGAAGCTTTTGTTACTGGTGCAGGTACTGGTGTTCTTGAGAGAGAAGCAAGTACTACCGATCTACATGCTAAGATTATCTTAACAGCATCTGGTGCAGATACTACTATTCTTGCAGGTTCGTACATTTACTTTGAAGCCTCCAACAATACAGATGAGATGGCAGTGAAGATGATGCTCAGAACATCTGGTGGTACTATCGCAGTTACAACTGCTAACAACTAATCTACAGTGGGGGCTAATTACCCCCACACTTTTATAAGGAGATTAAAATGGCAGGAACTATTTCAGATGTAAAACCAGCCTTTATAAGTGACGAGGTTGCAGCA